CTCGACCATCGGGCGCTCGTGACTCCGCACGGCCGGTGCTATTTCACGATGCAGACGGCTAAAGACGCGGTGGATTGGCTCGCAAACGAGCATTGGCCGTTACTCGGGCCGCTCGGTAACGCGGTGAGCTTGCGCCGACAAGCCGGTAGCGAGCATGTCCGCTTTGAGCACTCTGGCGGCCTCGTGCGGCCGTTTCCGCCAAACCCTACGGGCCTACACGGTAAGACGTCGGACCTCGTAGTCGTAGACGAGTGTTGGGCTTTCGACCTCTTACGCGGTCAGCAGATAGACCAAGCCATAGTGCCGACGCAGGCTACGAAAGCAAACGGGCAGGTCTGGAAAGTGAGCACGGCCGGAGACAGCACCTCGGCATGGTGGCTCGGTACGGTAGAGGCGGGCCGGGCCGCCGTAGCCGCCGACAGACTCGACGGCTTGGCCTATTTTGAGTGGTCATGTCCCGACGACATGGACCCGACAGAGCCGGAGTCGTGGCCGCTCTATCACCCGGCCTACGGGCGCACCATTCACGAGCCGTCCATGCGCGCCGCGCTCGACATGCTCGGGCCGGACGACTTTGCGCGCGCCTACGGCAACAAGTGGGTAGCGATAGTCGCTCGGGTAATCCCGCTTGGCTCGTGGCGCTCGGCGGCCGACGACGAGGCGCCCATGCCGCGGGCCGGGCGCGTGGCGCTCGGCTTTGACGTAGCGATTGACCGGAGCGACGGCGCCGTAGTGGCGGCATGGCGTGACGACGACGGCACGGCACGCCTAGAGGTGGCCGACTACCGCTCGGGCGTCGGCTGGCTTCCGGCTCGGCTGGCCGAGCTTCGCTCTAGGTGGGAGCCGCGGGCCGTCGCCTACGACGCGGGTGGGCCTGCGCTCGACGTGGCCGACGTCATGGCACGAGCCGGGCACGAGCCGACCGGCCTAGCGCTGCGCGAGTACGCCGCGGCGTGCGTCGGCTTGCTCGACATGTTGACGGCGGCTCCTCCGGCCGTGCGCTACCGGCCGCACCCGGCGCTCGACCTCGCAGCGGGCGGCGCCGCTCGGCGCTCGGTGGCCGACGCGTGGGTTTGGGGGCGTCGGCAGTCGGCCGTCTCAATCGCTCCGCTCACGGCCGCGACCGTGGCTCTATGGGCCTACGACCATGCGCCGGACCTCGGGCCGTTTCGCATTTACTGATTGTTTGCGAGCCTATTTAGAGCTTCTAGAGACAATATCCGCAGGTCAGCAGGGGTGCTCGAGGTTTGCCGGCACGGCTCATTTGGGTATATGGCGCCGACGTATTTAGCTCTATTGCGAGGCTCGGGCGTAGGAGGCACCTCCTGGCAACCGACCTAAGCGGGTGGCGGGAAAGCGCCAGACGGTCACCAGGAGGCGCCAGACGGCCGCAGGAGCGGCCGTACGTGCTCCGGTGGCCGAGGGTACTAGGCAAAGCGCAGAGCGCCGCGTAGCCTCTCTGCCGTGCTCGCGCCGTCGTGACGATTGCGGCCTACCCATCCGGCGCCCGGCCGGTGCTACGGGCAGGCGGCCTCCTCTCGGCTCCTCCTCCGAGCTACGGACTCGGCGGCGGTTACGTCTACGACGCGCAGAGTGCCCGGCGCGTGCCAGCGGTGGGCCGTGCTCTGTCGCTCTACGCGGGCCTCGTCAAGCAAATGCCTATGGACGCGATCCGCGGGTACTCGGCCGTCGAGCCGACGCCGCGCATTTGCAAGCAGCCGGACCTAGAGCGCGGCGGCTCGGAGTACGTCGGCCTCTCGGTAGAGGATTACTTGCTATCGGGTAATGCAATCTCGCTCGTCGTCGCGCGTGGCGTGGACGGCTGGCCGCTCGCGGTCAAGTGGCTACCGGCGCAATGGGTTTACATACAGTGGAATCCGTACGACCCGAGCCAAGCCGTCACCTACTACTACCTCTCGGCGCAGCTACCGCTAGAAGACGTCATACACGTACGGCGCTCGGCGGATCGGTTCTACCCGGTGCGCGGCGTCGGAGTCGTAGAGGAGCATTTGTCTACGCTCGACCGCGTAGCAATGGAGGAGGAGTACGAGCGCGGCGCACTCAATGACTCGGGCGTGCCGTCCGTCGCGGTGATCGCGCCACAAGCGACCATTACCCAAGACGTAGCCGACCAAGCGAAAGCCGATTGGCTCGACAAGTTTGGCGGGCCGACGCGCGAGCCGGTGATCCTCCCCAATGGCACGACGGTTATACCGCTGGCGTGGAGTCCGAGCGACACGCAACTAAACGAAGCTCGGCGCTTGTCGTTACTCGACGTCGCGAACATGTTTAACCTAGACGGCTATTGGCTCGGCGCTCCGGTGTCCGGCATGACGTACCGCACGGCCGGGCCGCAGTATCAGCAGGTATTGCGCACCTCGCTAGAGCCGGTGCTTGCGGACTTTGAAGACGTGTGGAGCAATGCTCTGTTCCCGCGTGGCACGTACCTACGCTTCCGGCGCAGTCAACTACTGCGCGAAGACTTGGCGACCTCCACTCTGGCCGCGACACAGGCATACGGCGCAGGCATTGCGACCTTGCCAGAGGCGCGCGTCATGCTCGGCCTACCTCCGGACTCGGTAGGGCTGGCTGGTACGGGCGCCGACATAGCCGAGCCTGCGGACCCGAACGCGCAACTACCCGACGACACGACACAACAGGAGGGCGGCGCATGACGCACGCACCCGAGGCGCGCACGTACGCGGTAGCGCTAGAGCTACGCGAGGCGCAGGCAATCGGCAAGCCGTACTCGTATCTAGAGGGTAGAGCGGTGCCCTATGGCGAGTATGCGGACATAGGGCTCTACCTAGAGCAGCACGCGCCGGAGAGCTTTAAGCGCTCGACGGCGGGCGGCACAGGCAAGCGGTTACCGCTCTTGCTCTTTCACGACAACCGCTCATTCCCCATCGGGCACGCGGAGTCATGGACGCACGACGGCGGCCTCCGCGGAGTGTGGCGGCTCAATGAGTCGGCCGAGGCGCAGCGCGCGGCGCGGGCGGCCGACGACGGAGACTTGCTCGGCCTCTCTGTCGGCTTTATGCCGATCCGCTCGGAGTGGGACTTTCTAGAGTGGGACGACTGGAATCCCGCGCTAGGTCCGGAGCACAAAGACAAGGTGACCCGCCAAGAGTCGCGCTTGTTGGAGGTGAGCTTGACGCCTACTCCGGCTTTTGCCGGTGCGGCCGTGGCCGACGTCCGTACCGCGTACTCGGCCGAGTACCGGGCGCAGAAGCTAGGCGAGCCGGTCCGGCTCGTAGATGCTTGGCGCTCGACGGTAGACGAGCTACGCTCCCGCGCTAGCGACTGATCCGCGGCCGGTACGTCTGCCGCCCGGCATCCGGTCCGAGTGTGCGTCGAGCCACTCACCCGGTAGCCAGCGGTACGGGCACCCGAGCGCCATGCAATCGACGGCGCCCTATCCCGACGACGTAGGAGGCAGACATGCCTAATGCCGTATTGACCCGACTCCGCGAGCAGCGCGACGAGCAAGTAGCCGCAATGGACGCGGTACTCGCACAAGTAGGCGACGATCGCGACCTTGTAGAAGCGGAGCGCTCTTTGCTAGAAGCGTGCCGCCAGCGCATCGCGGAGATTGACGCGCAGATTGAACCTCTCGCGAGCTACGAGGCTCTGCGCGGGCAAGTGGCCGAGCGCTCGGCCGAGCTTCCGCACCCGCCGCTACCGGCGCAGCCGCGGCGAGCCGATCCGGAGCGCGCGAGCGTGTATCACTCGGCCGGAGCTTTCCTCGTGGACTACATGCGGGCGAACGGACTCGCAGACAGCCAGCGCACGCGTGACGAGGCAGCCGCGGCACGAGTGGCGGCGGCGTATCAGACGCGCGCCGATCAGACGACGGCCGACACTCCCGGCCTCCTGCCTACGCCTATCGTCGGCGGCGTCGTCAATCTGATTGACGCAAACCGGCCGCTTATTACGAGTCTCGGCGGTGCAAAGTCTCTCGGCGGTATTCCCGGCAAGACGTTTACTCGGCCGACCATTAGCCAGCACGTAGCCGTCGGTCCGCAGACGGCAGAGAAGACGGCGCTTCCGTCTCAAAAAATGTCCGTTACGCCAATCACTTTTGACAAGAGCACGTACGGCGGCTCCGTGGACATTTCTCGGCAGGACATGGACTTTACGCAGCCGGGCGCGTGGGACATTCTCGTAACCGACCTCGCGAACGTCTACGCACGCGAGACGGAGGCGGCCGTCGCGGACGCGTTCACGACGGCGGCGACCGGCGCAGCCGTCACGATGGGCACGGCCGGACAGAATCCGACATTGGCCGAGTGGTCTACCGCGCTCTACACGGCCGCCATGCGCTCGTATAACGCGGGCTTCCGTATGCCGGACCGCGTATGGTGCTCACTCGACGTATGGGCCTCTCTCGGCTCACTCGTGGACGTCGCGCGGCTGGCTCTGCCGCCAAGCGGTGACTTAGACGAGGCGGCCGGTAGCTCGTCGCTGGCCGACTTTCGCGGCGACGTAATCGGCCTGCCTCGTATCGTCGTGCCGATGTTCTCAGACGGTACGTGCATCGTCGGACCGTCGAGTCTCTTTGAGGCTTACGAGGAGGTAATCGGGCTTCTCTCGGTCATAGAGCCGAGCATCCTCGGCGTAGAGGTGGCGTATGGCGGCTACCTCGCGCAAGGTTCGCTCTTTGGCGGCGCGTTTGTGCCTATCACTGTCGCGGGCACTCTGCCGACTGC